CCTGCATCTAAAACCAACAACAAGCTATTTCAACACTGGTATAATTATGATATTGATAATGGCTTTGACGCCAGAAGCAGAAAAGATGCTGTAATGGAATTAGATTTCTCACCGTTTAGAAGAGGCAAGATTTCATTAAATAATGTAAAACTAAAAGACAACAAACCATTTTCTTATGAAGTTGTATTTTATGGCAATACAATAAATCTAAAAGATTTACTTGGTGATGATGAGTTAAGTACATTACCACAACTAGATGATTATACACATGATTACAACGATACAAATGTAAAGTTAGGGCTACAAAGTGGACTTTCTTCTGGTAAAATAATATATCCTTTAATATCTCATACTAAAAGATTTTATTATGATTCAGCAGAATCTACTCCAAATTATAGTGGTAACTTATATTACAATACAACTCAAAATGACATAGGATTATCTTTTAATGACCTAAAGCCAGCTATCAAATGCTTGACAATTATAGAAGCTATAGAAGATAAGTATGACATATCTTTTACAAGAGATTTCTTTAACACTACACCTTTTTCTAATCTGTTTCTTTGGTTAAGTAGAAACAAAGGGTTTATAGGTGGAGACGAAAATCAAGAAGAAACGCTTACAAGAATATGTGGTGATTGGGCATGGAATGGCACTGGTAATTCTGTAGGATTTCAAGTATTCGAAGACACATGGACTGTAAGTACAAAAGATAATGATGAAAGGTATCAAGGCAGAATAACAGTAACACCAGTTTCAGGGAGTACAACTGTTGAATATAAAATCAAAGCTATTGATTATGTAACAGGAAATACTTTGGGAGAATCAGCGACTGCACAGGGAACACAAATACTTACAATACAAATAGAACCTAGTTTCCAGTTGACAAACTACAAAGTGAAATTTATAATTGAATCAAAAGACCCAATATCTTTTACACCAGTTTTAGAATTAACTAAATATGTTTTAGACCCACAAACCGAACAAGTTTTAAGTCAATATTCTGCTGAATTTGATATTAATGGTACAGGAGCATCTATAAGCACTGTAAGTGAAATTATAATAACTCAAAACGTTCCTAAAATAAAAAATATAGAATTTCTTACAGGAATATTTAAGATGTTTAATTTAACAGCATATTATATAGACGATGTAGCAGATGCTAATTTTGGTAAAATATATGTTGATACTTTAGATAACTTTTACGCAGATAGAGTTAACAATCCGTCTGAAGGCAGTTATGATATAACAAAACATATTGATACATCTAACTTAACTATAGAAAGAGCTTTTGAATTTAATCAAATAGATTTTAGATATAAAGACCCAAAAACATTATTATCTATAAATCATAAAGAACAATTTAATGAGATATTTGGAGATGAAGAAGTAAGACCTACTTTTGTTGATAGAGGAACTTCTTATGAAGTACAACTGCCTTTTGAGCACATGAAATATGAAAGGATAATAGACAAGAATCAAACTGGTTCTAGTCCTTATTCTGGTGCAGTAACTCCTCTTACTTATATAACAGATATATTATGGGGATACTCTGCTGATGGTGACTTTGATTCTAAAACAGATATTACTCCAAATACAGGGGATTATTCTCCAGTTTTAACTAATCCATTAATATTTTATGGAATACAAGAAACAGGTTTAACAGCAGGTTCAGGTATTAAATGGCTAACTAGCGGTGCACCTGTAGAAATAACACAATATTATAGACCTTCTAATACTAATGAAGACGGCACATCAAGTACACCTGCTGCATTTACAATAAACTTTGATGATGAAATTGATGAATGGAATTTAACAAACTATGATGGAGGAACTAATTCTTTATTTAAGAAGTTCTATACAAATTATATTACTGGCATATTTGAAGAAAAGAAAAGAATATATAAGTTGAAAAGTTATTTGCCTACAGATATATTAGTTAATTATAGATTAAACGATGAGCTTGTGATACAAGACAGGACTTTTACGATTAATTCTATAAGCACAAACTTTAAAACTGAAGTAAGCCAGTTAGAATTATTAAACAAACTATAAACATGATAAAAGATATACTTGATTTGTTAAATGCCTCTCAGTGGTATGGTGTAAGTGAAAATGTAGAAATTGCTAAAGGTAAATATTCAGCAGTTAAAGATTTGAAACAAATGAAAGAACAACTTAAAAGATTAAGATATGGCAAGTAAGAAAATACTTATTCAAGTTGATGTAACAACTAAATCTGCTGAAGTACAGATTAACAAGGTTGTTGACTCTATGAAACAATTAGAGGGAGCTACAACAAAAGTTACTAAAGCTACAGAAAAAGGTAGAGCACAATCTGGTTTAAATAATGCTATACTTCTAGAGACTGGTCGTTTAGCTTCTGACGCTTCTTATGGATTTACAGCTATTGCAAACAACTTGTCTCAAGTAGTAACATTATTTTCAAGTTTTGCTGAAACTAATGGAGGTGTAGTTGCATCTTTAAATGAGCTTCGAAAATCATTAATAGGCACAGGAGGTTTATTGATATTGGTTCAATTATTAATTTCATTCGGCCCTCAATTATGGGATATGCTTACTGGAACTACTCAAAGAGTGAAAGATTTAAAAAAAGCTTTTGATGATGCAGCAATTTCAGCAGGGGAAGAAATAGGTAAAATAGAGGCTTTGAGAAGCGTGTTAAAATCCTCAACAGAATCTACTGTAGAAAAAAGACAAGCCGTAGATGAACTAAATAGAAGTCATAAGAATTTAAATATAAGATTAGATGAAGAAAATAATCTAACTGATGAATCTATAGCAAAAATAGATGACTACATAGAAACAATAAAAGAAAAAGCAAAAGCTCAAGCTGTAATATCCCTTATACAAAAAGAATATATTGAATTATTAAGATTAGAAAATGAAGAGATAGGAGATAATCTTAATTTTATAGATAAATTGAAAACAGCATTTACTATTAGAAAAAATTACAATGCTGAAGCTATTAATGAAGAAAAGTCTTTAGAAAAAAGAAGAGAAAAAATAGCTGAAGTAGAAAAAAGTATAGCAAAACTTGTTGGTACTCTTGGAAGTTATAAAACAACAGGATTTGAAGCTGATGTATTAGAAACAGTAAACTCATTAAAAAAAGTTACAGACATCATAACAGACCCAGAACAGCTCGCTGAAGGTAAAACTGCTCTACAATTATGGGCAGAAGAGACTTTGGGTATTATGGCTAAACAGAGTGATAAAGAATTACAAAATTTAAACAAAAAACTACAGAAAAGAACTAAACTTGAAGAAAAGGCTGCTAAACAAAGAAAGAAAATTGCAGAATTAGAAGCAGAAGGTAAACTAAAACAATACGATTTAGTTGGAGAGGGTTTAATGAAAGCTTCACAGCTTGCAGGAGAAAACACAGGCGTAGGAAAAGCTTTAGCTATAGCAAGCACAACAATGTCAACTTACAGTGCTGCACAAAGAGCTTATGAATCACAATTCTTACCTGTGCCAACACCTTCGTCACCTATTAGAGCAGAGATTGCAAGAGGTGTGGCTATATTATCAGGTTTAGCACAAGTAAAAGCAATTATGGCTGTTAAAACTCCTGCAATGAAAGAAACTTCAGGAATTTCAGGAGCAGCAACAGGAGCAGGAATAGTCAATGCACCAGATTTTAATGTTGTTGGAGCAGGCGGAGTTAGTCAATTAGCTGGCACATTAGCAGGTGTAACAAAACAACCATTAAAAGCGTTTGTTGTTAGTAAAGAAATAACATCAGCTCAAGAATTAGAAAGAAATATTACAAATAATGCATCACTTGATTAATTATTAAAACCAATTCAATATGAAAATAGTAGAATTAATTATAGACGAAGAACAAGAGTTATCTGGAATAGAAGCTATATCTATTGTAGATGAGCCAGCAATAGAAGAAAACTTTATTGCATTATCTAAACAGCATGAAATTAAATTAGCTGAAGTAGATAAAGAAAAGAAAATATTAATGGGAGCAGCTTTAGTTCCTAATAAGAATATTTATAGACGTAACGGAGAAGACGAATATTATATATTCTTTAGTCAAGATACTGTAAGAAAAGCATCTGAACTATTCTTAATGAGAGGTAATCAAAACAAATCTACATTAGAGCATCAGGCTGAATTGTATGGACTATCGGTTGTTGAATCGTGGATTATAGAAGATGATGTACACGACAAGTCAAGAAAGTACAATATGGATTTACCTGTAGGTACTTGGATGGTTTCTATGAAAGTAAATAACGATGAGGTTTGGAATAATTATGTTAAAACAGGTTTAGTTAAAGGGTTCTCTATAGAAGGTTATTTTACTGATAAAATTGAAATGTCTGCAATAAATGAAATGCAAAACGAAGAGGAAGCAAGAGAAATATTATTAGAGATTGCCAATTCAATACTAGATAATAAGTATGAGTTTAAAACTTATAGTGATTATGGAAGTGGTGTTAGAAATAATGCTAAAAGAGGTATTGAACTAAATGAGAAAGTAAACAACAAATGTGCTACAAGCGTAGGTAAAGTAAGAGCTCAACAATTAGCTAGAGGAGAAAAATTATCTGTATCTACAATTAAAAGAATGTATTCTTATTTATCAAGAGCAGAAACTTATTATGATGCTGGAGATAGTAAAGCTTGTGGAACTATATCTTATTTGTTATGGGGTGGTAAAGCAGGCTTAAACTGGTCAAGAGGCAAGTTAAGAGAAATTGGTGAATTAGATTTAAATGATGATGACCCTTGTCAAGCAGGATATGAGCAAGTCGGTATGAAAGATAAAAATGGTAGAAAAGTACCTAACTGTGTACCTAAACAATAATTAAATGAGAAAAAGTAAAGAAACGGTTGGTAGAGCTGTACCAAGAGGCAAGAAAAGAGGTTGTCTATGTAAAAACGGAACTTACTCAAGGAAGTGTTGTGATGGAACTTACAGAAGTCAAGGTGTTGGAGGAATAACAGGAGAAGGTGTTTTATTATTAGAATCAGGAGGTAACATACTACAAGAAAACGGTAACAATATAAAATTATAAATAATGTCAAAAAAAATATCACAATTAAATGCAGCTACAGAATTACAAGGAACAGAAAGTTTTGCATTAGTTCAAAGTAGCGAAACTAAAAAAGCGACTATAAGTCAAGTTATAAATTATATTCATAACACAGATATTACTGTTTCTGATGGTGTTAATCTTGATTTAGACGATTCTCTTTATGATGACTCAAGAATGATTAAGTTAAGCTGGTCAGGTGGTTCTGGAAATATGGTTTTAAGTTTACCAGATGCTACGACTTCTAAAAGCACAAACAGAATTATAAGAATAGTAACAAATGGAGGTTTTAACACAAATACAAGAGTGAGATTAACTCCTATAACTGGTCAAACACTAGATGGTTCATCTAACTATTATGAGTTAAACGTTTCTTATGAAGGATTAATGATTTGGTCAGACGGTGTTGAGTGGTTTATAATACAGAAAAAAGCATAAAAATCTAACAAGGTTTTTATATACAGTTAATTAAGTAAGATAAATTAATTTATAAATCGAAATTTATGGAAAACACTAAAGCTACATCAATTTTGAACGACATCATGGAAAAACTATCATTAGTTAAGAAAGATGAAGTAAAAGAAGTTGAGGTGAAACAAGAAGTGAATCTTTCCGAACAAATTCAAGAAGAAGAAGAAATGTCTCAAAAACTTACTGAGCTTGCTTGTGCTTGCGACAAAGAAGAAAAAGAGGATTTAGCTTCTGAAGAAGTTGTTGCTGAAGATTTACAAGAGGAAGTTCCTGTAATAGAGGAAGCCTCTGAAGAAATTGAGATGGATGAAATGAAATACGTTGGTAGAGACGAATTTGAATCTAAAATCTCTGAACTAAAAGGAATGATTGAGGAAATGAAATTAGGTTACGGTGAAGAAAAACTATCTATGCAAAAAGAAATAGAAAAGTTATCTGCTGAACCAGCTTCAGAACCAATCACACACAACCCTGAAGGGGAGGTGAAACAAAAAAACTTTAACTCTTTTGCTCAAAACAGAGTGATGAATACTAGAGATAGAGTAATGAACAGAATTGCTAATTTAAAATAAACTAAAAAACTAAAATTAATTAAAAATGGCTACTACTACATCAATTACTACTTCTTATGCAGGTGAATTCGCAGGGAAGTATATTTCTGCTGCTTTATTATCAGGTGTTACTCTTGACAAAGGTGGTATTGAAATAAAACCAAACGTAAAGTTTAAAGAAGTAATTAAAAAAATTGCTACTGATGCTAACGTAATTAAAGACGGTACTTGCGACTTTACAGCTACAGGTACTTTAACATTAACTGAAAGAATACTTCAACCAGAAGAATTCCAAGTAAACTTAGAGCTTTGTAAGCAAGACTTTAGAAGCGATTGGGAAGCTGTACAAATGGGTTACTCTGCTTTTGACAACTTACCTCCTAAATTTAGCGACTACTTAATCGGTCATGTTTCTGGATTAGTTGCTGAAAAAACAGAAAACAATATCTGGAAAGGCGATGCCAATAATGCTGGTGAATTCGATGGATTTACTACTTTATTAGCTGCTGACGGTGATGTTATTGACGTTGCTGCTGCAACTGTAACATCTTCTAATGTTATTGCTCAGTTAGGAGCTATCGTTGATGCTATTCCTTCTACTTTATACGGTAAAGAAGATTTATACATCTATGTATCTCAAAACATCGCTAGAGCTTATGTAAGAGCACTTGGTGGGTTTGGAATCCTACAAAATGCTGCTGGAACTGAAAATGTTTCTGACATAGGAGCTAATGGAGTTTCTGGACAAGGTACAATGTGGTGGCAAAATGGAGCATTATCTTTTGATGGTGTAAAATTATTTGTTGCTAACGGATTGGCTGACAACAGAGCGGTTGCTGCTCAAAAATCAAACTTATTCTTTGGAACTGGCTTATTATCTGACCACAACGAAGTAAAAGTTATTGATATGGCTGACCTAGATGGTTCTCAAAACGTAAGAGTTGTTATGAGATTTACATCTGGTGTTCAGTACGGAATAGGTTCAGAAATTGTACTTTATTCTTAATAAATTAAATTAACCAAAAATTAGGGTAGGTGGGTATATGCCTACTTACCCTTTTTTTATAAAAAATAATAAACTATGGCTTGCAATTTATCATTAGGTAGAAAAGAACCTTGTAAAGATGTTGTTGGTGGCATAAGAGCTGTTTATTTTACTGATTTTGGCGACTTTGGGACAGTCACCGTAAATGATAATACTCAAACTGATAATAATATAACAGATATGAGCGGAACATTTACTGCCTACAAATATGAAGTAAAAGGAAACTCTTCTTTTGAACAAAACATTACGTCTTCAAGAGAAAACGGTACAACGTTCTTTGAACAAACATTAAATTTAACATTACATAAATTGTCTAAAGAAGATAATAAAGAATTAAAACTATTAGCTTATGGACGTCCTCATGTTGCTGTTGAAGATTACAACGGAAACGTATTTATAATGGGATTAGAACATGGAGCTGATGTTTCTGCTGGAACAATAGTAACTGGAGCTGCTATGGGAGATTTAAGTGGTTATACACTTACGTTAACTGGTATGGAAAAACAACCAGCTAATTTTGTAGATTCACCTACTGCTTCTGACCCTTATGCTGGTATGTCTAGTGCAACTGTAACTGTAACAGTAGGTACTAATTCATAATAACTAAATTTAATTAGGTTAATTAAAGGGATGCTTCGGTGTCCCTTTTTTTATGAAAACAAATTACAGATTATTTGTTACTTATAATATGGTAATATTAACAACATCAACAGACGCTCAGAGTTTTAAAGTAATTCCTAGAAGTGCAGAAAGCTCAGTTACGTTTGAACTAACTGATAAATCTAAAAGGACTACAAGTGCAGTTTCAGTTTCTGTGACTAACTCTAATGGATACATGACCGTTACAGGTAGTTTTTCTTTAATTGAAGGCAGATTTTACTCATTTGCCATTAAAAATGGTTCTGTAATTATATATAGAGGCTCTATTTTTTGTACAGACCAAACTAATTTTAATACCTTTGATGTACATTCTGGAGAATACACTACAGAAAACACATACGATAACGATTTTGTAATAATATGAGAAAAGTAAATAAAATGGCAAGAAAAAGATACAATAGTAAACCTTTGCCAAAAGCAGAAAAAGGAAAGATACATATAGTCAATATGTCATCTTATACACGACCTGAAATAAAAGAACAATACAATAGAGATTGGGTAGAGTATGGAGAAGACAATAATTACTTTAATTATCTTATAGATAGATACAATGGAAGTGCTACAAACAACGCTGCTATTAACGGAATAGCAGAAATGATATATGGAAAAGGATTAGACGCAGTTGATAGTAAAGAAAATGAAAAGGATTATAAAGAGATGAAAGAACTCTTTACTAAAGACTGTATGAAAAAGATATGCTATGACTATAAAATGATGGGTCAAGCTGCACTTCAAATAATCTATTCTAAGGACAGGAAAAAGATTGTACAAGTAGAACATATACCTGTAGAGACGTTAAGGGCAGAGAAGGCAAATAACAAGGGTCAAATACAGGCTTATTACTATGCAAAGGACTGGTCAGAGATTACATCTAAGCTAAACCCTAAAAGAATACCTGCATTTGGCACAAGTAATGCTGGATTAGAAATATTATACATTAAACCTTATAGAGCTGGATTTTATTACTATTCTCCAGTAGATTATCAAGGAGGTTTACAATATGCAGAATTAGAAGAAGAGATAGCTAACTATCATATAAATAATATACAAAATGGTCTTGCACCAAGTATGCTTATAAACTTTAATAATGGTGTTCCTACAGAAGAACAAAGAAGTCTTATAGAGCAAAATATTCAAGAAAAGTTTAGTGGTTCTTCTAATGCTGGTAGATTTATATTGGCGTTTAACGATAGCAAAGAACTTTCTGCAAGTATTGAGCCAGTCATATTAAGTGACGCACATGAGCAATATAAATTTCTTAGTGATGAATCAATGAGAAAAGTTATGGTATCTCACAGAATTGTATCGCCTATGCTTGTTGGTATAAAAGACAATACTGGTTTAGGAAATAATGCAGAAGAATTACAAACAGCTTCACTTCTTATGGATAACACAGTTATAAGACCAATGCAAGTTACTATACTAGATGAACTTGAAAAAGTATTAATGTATAACGGAATTGAATTAGATATATACTTTAAAACACTACAACCTTTAGAATTTACTGATTTAACTAATGCTATAACAGATGCAGAGATAGAAAAGGAAACTGGTATAAAGAAAGAGGATAGTGAAGTTATAGAAGACGAATCCATAAATATAGAAGAATAATGGCAAAAGCACTATTTATAAAAAGGTCAGATTTAGTTAAAAACACTGCGTTAAATTCAAATGTAGATACAGATAAATTTATACAGTTTATTAGTTTGGCACAAGAGATACATATACAAAACTATTTAGGCACAGATTTGTATGACAAGATAAGTGCCGATATAATAGCAGGTACTTTGACTGGAGATTATTTAGCTTTAGTAAACGACTATATACAACCTATGCTTATACACTTTGCTATGGTTGAATACTTGCCGTTTGCAGCATATTCTATATCTAATGGCGGTGTATATAAGCATAACTCTGAAAACAGTCAAATTGCAAACAAAGAAGAAATAGATTTCTTAATTCAAAAGGAAAGAGATTTTGCTGAGTATTATGCTCAAAGATTTATAGATTACATGACCTATAATGCACCGTCTAAATTTGATGAGTATTATAGCAATTCTAATCAAGATATTTACCCAGATAAAGATACAGGATTTCACGGATGGGTATTATAAAAAAGAATTACAAACCTAAAGAGGTTAACGTAAAAAAATTATTAACTTATTTAAAAAAGAAAGATAATGGCAAACACAATAGATTGGGCAAAGATATACTGTAGCACTGAATGGGGTGATACTGCAAACGAGAACACTTTACATATTGACTCACAACCAACTTGTTTTGAATAATGGCTACACTTTCAGGAAATAAAATAAAAGATACTTATCAGTCGCTTGTAAAGTTCTCTGATAACGGAAACATAACAGTTGGTGCTAAACAATTAACTGATGGTTTTGGTAATAACTCACCTATGTATGTATCTACTACTCAAGTAGGGATAGGTGTAACTCCAGAATCAGGATTAAACCTTCATGTATATGGAGATGCTAAAATAGGTAGCAATCTAACAGTAATTGGAAACTTAGTAGTTGAAGGAAGCACAACAACAGTAGGAACAGATACATTAACAGTTAAAGACCCTTTAATTGTATTGGCAAACAATAATACCTCTACAGACGCAGTTGACATAGGTTTTTATGGCAAATATACTCCTTCTGGTACTACACTATACTCAGGACTGTTTAGAGAGGCTCTAACAGGCAAATACAGATTATTTAAAGATTTACAAACAGAACCTACTACAACAGTAAATACTAGTGGAACAGGATATACTGTAGCAGATTTAGTTATTGGTGCATTAGAAGCAACTACAGGAACATTTAGTGGAAACATTAGTTCTACAGGCTCATCTATAAGTTTGTCAAATGCTACTAATCCAACTATAACAGTAACAGATACCACTAATAGTCATTATTTAACTTTACAAGCATTAGATGGAGCTTCTAAAATAGATTTTCTTTCTAGTTTAATATTTGAATATGGTGCTGGTAATACAGAAATATTACGATTAAGCTCATCAGGAGCAGAATTTTCTAATGGTATTACAGGTACAACAGCTAATTTTAGTGGTAATGTAGATATTGACGGAACATTAGATGTAGATGATGTAATAAGTGTTGAAGGTTCTGGATTTGGTAGAATAGAAATAGGTGGAGCTTCAGGTGGTTATGTAGATTTGAAAGCTCCTAATTCAGATGACTATGATTTAAGATTAATAACTAGCGTTGGAGGTGCTGAATTATTGTCTATAGATACATTAAAGTTTTATACAGGTTCAGGTACAGATTTGGCATTAACTATTGATGCAAGTCAGAATGCTACTTTTGAAAATAATGTTACTATTCCAGAAACTCCTACAGCAGATACTCACGCAGCTTCTAAAGGTTATGTAGATGGACTAGTAGAGGGACAAGATACCTTAGCTGAAATACTTGCTAATGGAAATACTACAGGAGGAACAGACATAGCAGTTTCAGCAGGAGACGATATAACTTTTACAAGTACGAGTAAAGCCATTTTTAATAGTGCGTTAGAAATTTATCACGATGGTAGCCATAGTTATATTCAGGATACAGGAACAGGTGATTTAAGAATTGATACAAGTGCATTTAGGTTAAGAAGTGCTAATGGTAGTGAATCAATGATAACTGCTTTTGAAGATGGTGCAGTTAATTTAATGAATAATAATATAACAAGATTATCAACAACAAGTTCTGGAATTAGTGTTACAGGTAATGTTAGTGCTTCTGGAGGTATAAGTGGCACAACAGGTTATTTTACTGATACATTATATGTAGCAGAATACATACAACATATTGGTAATACAAGTAATAACATAAGATTTACAACAGATGCTATTGCTATTTCTGCTGATGCAACTTTTGATGGTAGAGTTGATGCACCTACAATGTCTATTGGTGATACTGATAGTTTAGATGCATCTGTAAAATTAAGAGTAGCTGGTAATTTACAAATTGGTAGTGATAATTCAGGTGGTGTAATAACAAAAATATATGAGTCATATGGTTTAAATTTTGATAGTGGTAGTGCATCAAGAAGTATATATTTTAATATAAACGGTACGGAAAAAATGCGTGTAGATTCCTCAGGCAACGTAGGAATAGGACAAACATCGCCTTCTGAAAAATTAGAAATAACAGGTTCAACAGCTACTGCTGCAGACACAACATTACATCTTAAACTGCCTACAGGAAACATAACGGCTGGTGTTACTGAAATGGGAAATATCTTATTTAGCTCATCAGACGCTAGTAGTGGTGGTACTGGTTCAATAGCAAAAATATCTACTATTGCAGGTGATGGTACAAATGCTTGGATTGGTAGTGGTAGACCTACAGATTTAGCATTTTTTACGCAACCTATAGGTTCAAGCTCAACATTAGTTGAAGCTATGAGAATTGACCAAGATGGAAACGTAGGAATTGGTTTAACAAATCCAGCAGTTAAATTAGAAATACAAGATTCTACTCATACAACAATGAAAATAAGGTCAGGTAATGATGACAATATTTTATTTGCACAAGCAATACAAAGTAGTGATGCAAGAATTGGTACAGATACAAATACTGATTTATCATTTTATAGTAATGCTTCTGAAAGAATGCGAATCGACAGTTCTGGAAACGTAGGAATCGGAGTAACAAACCCATCTGATTATTATTCTACTGCAAATGATTTAGTAGTTGGAGGAAGTAGTAATCACGGTATTACAATAGCGACTGGAACGACAAGTACAGGTGCTTTACATTTTGCAGATGGAACGAGTGGTGCTGCTGAATATGCTGGATATATTGCTTATCAACATAATGATAACAAAATGAGATTTGGTATAAATGCATCTGATAAATTAGTTATAGATAGTTCAGGAAATGTAGGAATTGGAACAACTTCACCAGATTCAAAACTTGATGTAACTGGTGGGGATATTACAGTAAACACTACTGGTACTGGATTTATGAATTTTAAATATAGTGGCTCACAAATGGGTACTATAGGAACAGATGGTTTAGATTTAAAAATAACAGCCAATGCAGATTTACAACTACTACCTACAGGAAACGTAGGAATTGGTACTGCATCTCCTGCTGCTAAATTAGATGTTAGAACAGATGATGGTGTATTAATAAAAGGTGCATCAGGAACTACTAATGCTAAATTATCTTTTTTACCAGCATCAGGTGGTAGGCAATATGATTTTAAAAATGATGGTGCAAGTTTCGTAATTCGCGATGCTTCTGCTGGTATTGATAGAATGTATTTTAATAATAACGGAAACATAGGAATTGGAACAACTTCGCCTAGTGCTAAATTAAGTTTATATCACGCAACAGATGATGTCTCAATTAATGTAAATACTGGAACAGGAGGTTCTTACCCTAAAAAAACAGGTATATCTTTTGGAGCAACATCTACAAGTTTAGGTGGAGATTCTGAATTTAAAGGTGGTGCTGGGATACAAGCTATAAATACTGCTTCAAGTAACAATCCAACTGATTTAGCTTTTTGGACAACAAGTGGTGGTTCACCAACGGAAAGAATGCGTATTAATAGTTCTGGAAACGTAGGAATAGGCACAACTACACCTAATAACGCAAATTTAGACGTTAGAAAAACAGGTGTCGATACAGGAATTACCAATGTTTTAATGAATACTAATTTTGCTGATGGTAGTAATGGAACTGGATTACAAATCGGTTATAGAACTGATGAAACAACTGCTGTAATTGCACCTAGAACTGCAACAGGAAATTTAGCTTTTTACAGTTATGATAGTGGTTGGTCAGAAAGTATGAGGATAACGAATACAGGAAACGTAGGAATTGGTCGTAGTTCTTCTATTACTGCTAGGTTATTTGTACAAGGGCCTACAGACACAGCAACTATTTCAACATCATCAACACCTGCTGCAAGAATAAACAACGGAGGTGCTATTTCAAATTGGATAGGTTCTAATGGTTATAATTACGGATATATACAATCTATACAAGATGATGGTAGCAATAATTTAAAACCTTTGTCATTACAGCCTTTAGGTGGAAACGTAGGAATAGGCACAACTTCGCCAAATAAAAAATTAGAAATATTATCTACTTCATCTGACCATTTAAGATTAGCTTATAATAGTTCAGCTTATTGGGATTTATTTCAAAATGCAGCAGATGGTAGTTTTAGAATATTAAAAGATAATGGCTCATTATTTACTTTTTCACAATCTGGAAATTTAGGAATTGGAACTGATTCGCCTTCTGCTAAACTTACTATACAAGGTACTAATTCAGTAAATGGTGGTATTAAAATACAAAATAGTGGTGGAAATCCTTATGCTATTTATTCTGATAATAATGATTTATTGTTTACAAATGGTAATGGTTCAACTACTGCTTTAACAATTGCTTATTCTGGTAATGCAACTTTTGCTGGTAAAATATTAGTAGGTACTGGTGCTACAGCAGCAGCATCTTTAAACGCATATACACAAACAGTAAGTGCAAACTTATATTCGGCTTTAAGAATTATTGAAAATTCAGGAGCATCAAGTTATTGGGATATAGGTGCAACTGGTGGAGGTTCTCCTGACTTAAACTTTTATGTTAATGGTGGAACAACCTCAAAATTAACAATAGACAGTTCAGGAAACGTAGGAATTGGAACATCGAACCCAGCTTCCCTACTTCACATAAAATCTACTGCTACAACGCCACAAGGTATAACAGTAGAGGGAGGAGATGAATCTTTTATTAAATTATTAACTGGTGGAGTTAAAAACTGGGGGTTTATTACTACCAATCTAGCAGCTAGTGATTTTGGAATCTACCAAAGTAATTCAAATGGTGGTGACCCATTTACTGCAGGTACTCCTAGATTATACTTTGATGGTAGTGGAAGCGTAGGAATTGGAACAACATCACCTTCGTATAACCTTCATGTTGTTGACACAATAGGTACTAGAACATTAAAATTAGGTCATGGTAATAGTTATGCAATAATTACAACTGATGATGCGTCTAAACCATTAGATTTACAAATAAACTCACAGAATGCTTTACGAATTGCTGCAAGTAAAGATATTGGTATTGGAACAGATGCACCTACAAGTAAATTAGATGTTAGGGGAATAATATCAACATCTGGTGGAATTAGAACTATTAGTACTACAACTGATTTTTCTCTCCTTGCAAGAAACAGTAGTAATACAGCAGTTTATATTCAACAAGGTGGAGCTGGTAATGTTTTAGATGTAAGATATGGTAGTATGTTTGCTGGTCAGGGTACAAGTGCAATGCTTGTTAATGGTGCAGGTAATGTGGGTATAGGTTCAGTAAGTCCTGATACAAAATTAAACATAGAGGGTGTTAAAAATACATCTATAATAACTTTAGGAAGCACAACAAACGATTCAAGCTGGTCAAGTGGAGATAAAATAGGAGGCATAAACTTTTATTCATTTGATGGTTCTGGAGCTGGTGCTGGTATAAAAGGTTCTATATCTTATATAGCTACATCAAGTAGTGGTGGAAGTACAGCAATGATATTTAATACTGCAAGTAGTTCTGCTAATAATATTGAAAGAATGAGGATTGATGCTTCAGGAGATGTAAAAATAGAAGAAGCATTAGGTATAAATGTTGACCCTGACAACTCAAGCTCAGGAGCTGCTTTAAAAACACAAGCAATAGGTAATGGTCATCGTGCTGCTTATTTTCTTGGTAATAGTTATACAGATGTAGTGCAAATAGATTTTACAAGTTTTGCTACTGGTTTAAAAATTAAAAATACATTAAACACACTTAGTTCTAATAATATTTTATTTCAAAATACAAATGGAACTGTTGGTTCAATAACTACAAGTGGTTCTGCTACTGCTTATAATACTTCTTCTGATTATAGATTAAAAGAGAATGTAGTAGAAATGACTGGTGCTTTAGATAGAGTAAGTCAATTAAAACCTAGTCGATTTAACTTTATAGCAGATGCAGATAAAACAGTAGATGGATTCTTAGCTCACGAAGTACAAGATATAGTACCTGAAGCTATTACAGGAGAAAAAGATGCAGTAGATGAAGAAGGAAATGCAATTTATCAAGGAATAGACCAAGCAAAATTAGTGCCATTATTAGTAGGTGCTATACAAGAATTAAAAGCAGAAATAGAACAATTAAAAACTCAAATAAATAATTAAAAAATGGCAAATACTTACGATTGGAGAATAAACGCATTAGATGCTAAAATCCACGAAAACGACTTAGACAATGTAATATACACAATACATTGGTCTTTTATAGGTCAAGATGATTCAGAAGAACCTGTACAAGCAAGTTCAATAGGTACTTTAGGTGTAACATACAATCCTGACGAACCATTTATTGAATATGCTGACTTAACTAAAGATGATGTAGTTGGATGGTTAGAAGATGGACTAGATGTTGACAGTATGAAAGAAAACATAGACAAACAAATAGAGCTAAAAAAGAATCC